GCTCAGTGCGCGGTGTCGCGTGGGTCGCGATCGCTTACAACCCCATGTCAGCCTATCGGCCTACCGTATCAAGGAATCTGCGGTGTAGCCCGCTTTCACCTACACCATCTTCAAACTACCAGTGGAGTCTGAATCAATCGGTGCAACTCTGGTTCGATCCAATCACCATTACGCCATCTCAAGCGCGTTGGCCTACCACATTATTCACACTTGCCAAGCCCCGATACTCAAGTCACTTTCGATCATATCGCTACGGGAGTCAGATGCTACGTTGTGGTAGCGGATTATCCGGCGCCCTACCCACTGTTCTTTAACGTCTGCTCGGCATGCACTAGCAAGACGTACATCCTTGCGACACCTTATTGTGCCGCTTGTTGGGCCTCGAATTGACAACCCAACACCCACATTATACATAATCCGCACAATGTTTTCTTTATTTAAGGTTTTGAGATCAATGGTTTACAAAAGGAACCCCTAATCCGCAGGCGGGGGTGTCCGACTTTCCGACGCAGCGGTTGCCCACCCCCATACATACATTAAAAAACTCACACGCACACACTAAGGGGGCGTTTTATGCAGGATTTTATGTGGCTTTGCTTAAAATTTTACATAAAATAATCTGAAGTGCGCCAGTTGGTACCCCTAATATGCTATAATATAGGTATGGGGAAGCGTAATATAGCAAGAATCAAGACTAAACCTAGGTCAAAGATTGATGTACCTGATATAGAGTATCTGGCAATGCCTGATTGGATGGTTGATAAGGAGGGGACTGGTACCCATACTTCCATATATGAAGATTCTTTAGATGGTACTACTTGGTATGATGAACGTATCGAGACTGCACGGGGTTAAGTTGTTGAATTTCATGGTAAATTTTTTTTGGGAGTAAAAAATGGCAGTAAAAAAGAAAAAACAGGGTTATAATGATAGACTTGACGAGAGACTTGGCATGACCCGTGGGAAACAGGGCGACAAAAAAATGTCTTCAGCTGGCCGTCGTGCTGTTTCTAAAGGGGCCCGAAAGAAGAAAGGGTCCTATGGCTTTAAGAAAGTCAAGTAGTTCTGCTGCGGATTATCCTTCCAGTTCAACGAATCCTGAACTTCCTATACTTGCCTTCCCTGATCCTAGATTAAGGAAGAAGGGTAAGGATGTAAAGAAGGTTACGGATTCTGAGACAAACCTTGCAAGACGGATGGCTTATACAATGTATAGCAATGAAGGTATCGGCCTTGCTGCTACTCAGGTGAATTTTCAAAAAAATATAATTGTAATGGACACCTCTGAAGAGAGGGATGATCTATACGTAATGATAAATCCTGAGATAGTGGCAAGGTCTGGTACCGCAAGAACAAGTGAAGCCTGTTTGTCAGTGCCCGGGTTACGTGCTTTAGTAAACAGGTCTGAGGATATAATAGTAAAGTATACTGATTTGTCTGGTGTAGAGATAGAAGAAAATTTTAACGATATGCAATCTTACTGCGTACAGCATGAGATAGATCACCTCAATGGTAAAATATTAATTGATCATATAGCTAACTAATGAGCAAAATAAGAAAGAGACAAGGTAGTGTTGTTCACTCCTCAGTGTGGGATAAAAACAACAAAGAAGAAGTTACGAAGATGTTTCATGAGGGAGCATCTATAGTTGAGGTGTGTAAGTTCTTAGGTATAAATAAATCCACATGGTACAGGTGGTTAAAGGACCCTAGGAAAAAAGATTTTCAAGATTCGGCGGAATTAGGTTTGGAGGCTTCCGAAGCTTACTGGGTAAGAATGGGGCGAGAGAATATTGAGAATAAAAGTTTCAATACAGCGCTGTATTCTTTCCTTATGGTTAATAAGTTTAATTACAGGTCTGCTTACTCCAAACAGGAAAAGGATGTTAAGGAAGTAAAAGAACATAAGATAGAGGTCAAGAAGTCTGTAGACGTTGATTCTATTCTAGGCAAGCTAGAAGCAGCTATTCTAGTTGAGAGCAAGGAGCAAATACATTAATGAATTTTAGTCATTTAAAAGAGATTGGTGAAAGTTATTTTTCCCATATGTTTTTTAGTTTTAAGATGTTTGTAATGCTTACAGTTTTATCTTGGGTTGCGCTTGTGCATTCAATCATTCCATTTGCGTTTACTTCATTTGTTTCTAGTAAGCTTGAAAACTTGAGTGACGCTTTGATTGCCAGAAACGAGGGGGTTTAGTGTAATGCCTAAAGTCGGCACAAAAAAATTCAGCTATACTGATAAGGGTAAGAAAGCGGCTAAGGCCTACTCCAAGAAAACAGGGAAAAAAGTAAAGAAGGCTTCCCCTAAGAGTTACTAATGAAGGCCGCGATTATTATTTTATGGGCTTTGTTTTCTTTCGTTGATGCAAAAGCAGAAAAGCCAACCATATATAGAAATATGGTGACAATCCAAGTGCTGTGTAGTAGTGGTGGCCCTGAATTATTTATGAAAAAACTTCTTGATGATTATAATGAGAAGCCTGTTCACGCTATGGATCTCAGTTCACAAAGCGGGACGGATATGCAAATGTATATCACTGAGAATAGGAATAATCCTAGTAGCACTCTCTTATTACATAATCGAGCGGGAGACAAGACCTGTATCTTCTGGACCGCAGAAGATTATCTAAAGACCATAGAAACAGAAAGTCTCCCAGCAAAGAAACCAGAGGGGATGAAACTTGAAAGTTGACCCTAAATTTTTTGGATTCCTATTATTCCTGCTTATCCAGACAGGTAGTGCTATCTGGTGGGCATCTGATATCTCTGCCGAGGTGGAGCGTTTGGCTGGCATTCAAGGCAGGGCAATACCAGCTCTTGAAGCAGAGGCTAAACAATGCGGCATAGAGATACACAACCTAAAGAAGTTGACAGGGGATCAAGAGAAGGTGGCAGAATCTGTAAAGAACTTGGATGTTATGCTCTACAGATTAGAAACCATTGAGAACATGTTGGATAAAATCTTAGCGACGAAGGTGAGATAATGGCTGAGTATACGGGTCCAGAGCGACGGGGTAATGGCGGATGGCACTTATCTAAAAGCCTCAGCGTTTCTCATTTATTTACCACGGTTGCAATCGCGATTGGGTTCTTTACCTATCTCACAGGTATAGAGCAGGAAACAGTAGTTAATAGAATGGAATTAAAAAGTCTGTCTGAAAGAATGGACAGAACAGATCAAAGACATTCAGAACAGTTTGTAGAAATAAAAGATATGTTAAAATCCTTAACTGTTAAAATAGACAACTTAAAGACGAGGTAAGATAATGCATCCCCAACCTGTTAACGGAACAAGACGAAGGAACAGAACTGCTATGCAAGCCAGATTAAAAGAAAGAGCCAGATCAAGGTCTAGGTTCTCATTACCAAAGAAAGGCGGTAAATAGTCATGTCATTCCAAGATCCAGACGCTGACACAGATCCTTATGGCGCTGGCGAATCAGCAGGAGGTACAGATGCTGGTGCTAATGTAAGTGCGACTGGTCCTGCTACTGCTGGAGATACAGACGGCGGTGGTTCAGTATCGACACAGGAGCAAGATCAACGCGATCCTACTAGAGGCAGAGATGAATCCTATGGCAGGACATCCGAGAGAGATCGCGGAATAGATGCGTATGCAACTGTAGTAGAGGCGCTAGATAATGATGTTTCAGCTTTGACCAGCAACATCGCAAATGTTGAAACGGACACTCAGGTTGATTCCTTTACCTCTCAGTTTGCTACTCCCGTAACGGAGAAGGATGCCCCGTTTTATGGAAAATTTGATCCTAAAGATCCCAGACGGTCTTCTTACGACAAAGAAGCTGTTGATTGGTATGATATAATAGCCAAGGAAGAAAAATCCACAGAGGCAAAAAGAGCCGGCCTTCACACAAGCGCTGCCGCTTTACGTACAGCAAAGAGCTTCCTTGGACCACTTGGTGCTTTTTTTGGCCCTGTGCCTACCAGAGATGAGATTGACGCCATGACCCCCAAAGAGGTTAATAAGGCGGTGGATGATATCAACGCTAAGCAACAAGAACAAGAAGCGGAACAGGAAGGGTTATCAACCGGCGAAGATGATCGTAAAGTAATGCAGGATCGGGTCACTATAAAGAAATTCAGGGACGAGTACGAATGGGCAGAGGGGCTGTCTGATGATGTTGTCTTAGCTTATGCTAAAGACCCAACCCTGCTCCAGTTAAAACTAGACAATGTAAGGATGTTAGATACGATTGAGGCGGGGCAAGCTAAGCCAGCTTTGACTTCAGGAGTATCACCAAGACAGGTTATATATAACCCAATGTCTGTTTATGCCTAAAGGCAGTGGGTAATGCCAGTCTACCCGAAACAAGCATAGTTGTTTTAAATTAAGGTGTACAAACGGTGTATAACAAAGGAGTGATATTATGTCAATTAGATTAGTAAGCAGTCAAGCAAGGGCAATGGACAGGATGTTCGAAAGAATGATGGGATTTACTGGGCAAGCCAATCCATTAACTATGATAGATAATGTATTTGATAGATTTGAGAGGTTTAGTAGAGAAGCATCTCTCCCGGCTGACGGCGCAGAATTTACATTATATGAGATGGTTCCGACCACTTACAGGGCTGAGAGGCAATCCGATGGATCTGTCCTCTTCAAGGTTGTAACCAAAGATAAGGAAGAGGAAGATGCCGATACAGCGGTGCAAGCTGAAAAACGGTAGACAAGGGTGGACAGAAGGGTAAATGATATTACCCAATATATCTTCTGGCGTCTATGCTAATACTAAGAATGCAGAAGCAGCAGTTCAGTTTGCAGAATGGGCATTACTAGCTGAATATGATAAGGCAGTTAAGGCATATGCTGACTGCCATAAGGATCCTAATATTGATGATAGTTTTATTAGGACTCTTTGCCAGCTTGACAGGTATTACCTTGGTGTTTTTATTTGCAACAGGCATGATATGCTTCATCCATGGATCTATGAAAGGTGCAGGGAGGTAGAGGCAAATAGAGATAACTATTTAGATTTATGGGCTCGTTTTCATTATAAAAGCTCTATTATAACTTTTTTGGGTTGTGTGCAAGAGGTCCTTTGTAATCCAGAGATTACAATAGGTATATTATCATTTTCAGCTAAACAGGCTAAGCCATTCCTCAGACAGCTAATGCAGGAGTTTGAGAGCAATGAAAATCTTGTAAGGTTGTTTAGTGATATCCTATGGGAAAAGCCTAGAACGCAGGCACCTAAGTGGGCAGAGAATGATGGGCTATGTGTAAAGAGAAAGTCTAACCCTAAAGAGCAAACTATAGAAGCTCATGGCCTTGTTGATGGTCAGCCTACAGGTAGGCATTTTCAACTGATAGTATACGATGATGTAGTTGTTCAAGATGCAGTATCAACCCCTGAGCAGATAGCCAAGACAACAACCCAGTGGGAGCTATCTCTTAACTTGGGATCTACTCATGGCCCTAGATTTCAGTACGCAGGGACAAGATACTCGTATGGTGATACCTATGGGACAATACTACAAAGAGCTGCCGTAAAGCCAAGAATACATCCAGCTACAGATAATGGCGCGATGGATGGCGATCCTATCTTTCTAGAAAAGGAAAGATGGGAAGAGATAAAGAAAACAACATCTACCTATATAGTAGCCTGTCAGCAATTGCTGAACCCTATTGCAGGCTCTGATATACATTTCAGAGATGAGTGGTGGCGTGAGTGGGAAGTAAGACCGTACACTATGAATGTCTACCTGATGTGCGACCCAGCCCACTCCAAGAAGAAAGAATCTAATAGGACAGCTATGGCTGTTGTAGGAGTAGATGCTAACTATAACAAGTTTCTATTAGACGGGGTTTGTCATAGACTTTCTTTATCGGAGAGGTGGGATTCCTTAAAGAAGTTAAGAGCTAAATGGAAAAGAGCTCCGGGGGTGCGAGAGGTAAAGGTTGGCTATGAAAGGTATGGAGCGCAAAGCGACATAGAGCACTTCAAGGAAATGATGCGTATAGAGGGAAGTTCCTTTCCTATATACGAATTGAACTGGGTTGGTGGAGGCGGCTCCCAATCTAAGAAGGATAGAATACAGAGGCTTGAACCAGACCTAAAGGATGGGTCTTTCTTTTTCCCATATCCAACTAATGAGAAAAGACTAACATCTAGTCAACAGGGCATGATAGAAAGAAAGCAGAAATTTTTAAATTCAAGAAAAATCGTATGTAAGGATGAGAACAATAAGTTGTACGATCTAACTACTTGGATGAGGGAAAACGAGTATAGACTTTTCCCCACTATACATCCAGATTTTTTAGATGCGCTATCAAGGATTTATGACATGGACCCAGCCCCTCCCTTACTTAGAAGAAACAAGGTTCTAGAACCTAATGCGGAGGCCTCCTTCTAATGGCTAGAAAGTTTAGAGTTGGGGGTAGAAAAAGATACAAGCCTATGCGACCAGCATATAGGATGACCAATGGAAGAATTTTTTATGAGAAGCGTGGAGATAACCAAGGTGCCTATGATGTTAGATTTCCCTATGTTCAAAATTACTATTGGGTTGACGGGTATACGGTAGTAGATTAATTATGGCAAGCATTACAACAAGAGCGGGAAAGGGGTCACCATTAACCCACGATCAAGTAGATGACAACTTTGTTAACCTTAATGATGGAAAGATAGAACTAATACAAAATGTTACAGCTACTGGCGTAACTATGGACAAGAGTACAGATTTTATTCTGTACCTTGACGCTGCCTCAAACACAACGAAGAAAATACTAGCTAGCAACTCTAGCTTTATTGAAAGAGCTATGGCGCTAAAGGCTATACCAGATACCATTGACTTATACACTGGAGATGGAATTGCTAGGATGGTAATACCGAGCACCCTTGATGACTTGTATTTATTTTCAATAGGAGCGCATGTATTCACGGCTGGAAGTTCTGGATCGAACACCATCATGCTATACAACGAGACAAAGGCTGCTGATATGTTAACTTCCGGGGTAATTATTGAAGTATCTGAAACCGACTCAAGCACTTCAGGAACCCCTCCTGTTTTAAGTTCAGACAACAAAGTTAATACAGCAGATGTTTTAAGATTTGATGTTGATACTATATCAACGGGAGCGAAAGGGTTAGAAGTCAGGATGACCTTTAAGTAATGGAAGATGTAGAAAGATTGCATCTTGAAATACCTAATGAGTACGGGGTGTTATTTGGTAGATATGTAGAATCATATGTAACAGATAGAGATCTGTTTGAGGGATTTGTTGCTTGGAAAACATTATCAATGGGCATTATCAGAACAATGGATGTTGTAGAGTTCAATAAAGATATTTAATTGTGGATATCGAAAAGGAGCTGTCCTCTTTGGATTCAAATTTCCAACAGAAGATAGCCGTTACCAAAAATGCTCTTATATCTAATTTCGGAAGTTTGATGGTGTATTACAATACTTTATACAAGGACAATTTCTTAGGATTTTCTATTTGGAAAAATGCTGTTTTTAGCAGTTTAAGAACACGAAGAGAAGTAGAACACGGGAGAGATTGATATGGTAGAATGGGCAAAAGAAAACAAGATGTTAGCTGTAATCGCATGCATTATAGTTGTTTCCGTTCTTTGGCAGCTGTTTGCTGGGTAATATTTTTAACAGGATGCATGAGTTTAAAGAAAGCGGGACTGATCGGAGCGGGAGCTCTAGTTCCAGGTGCAATTGCATCAGTTGCGAGTTCGGGGACTGCTCCTGTACTTCTGGCCTCTACGGTCGGTGCCTCTGTGACGAGTGTGGTTGCGGACGTGATGACCCAATCGAAAGGAGAAGCGATGAATGCAGCAGCTAGTTGTGCCCCAGATAATTTCTGGAGCTTGTTGGGAAGTATTGTGGAAATGGGAGGAATTTATCTCATTTTAATCGTATTAATTCCCATGATTTTGGGTTGGTTATTACCCGGTCCATTGGAGAGAAAGAAAAAGAAATGACCCTTACTATTTCTGTAGACTCTCATGCGCCTTCTGTTTCTATAGGGCCAGAGATGATTCCGGTGCCGGAAATATTCTGTGCAGTTAATGCAGATAAAGAAGATATAAGAAGAAATATGGAAGCTAACTTGAAGAAGGGAGTTCCTCAAGTTGTTCCTTATGAAACGCAATGGGATAAAACTGTTGCATTAGTGGTAGGTGGGCCATCTCTAAACTCTACTCTTGACCTGTTAAAAGAGAAGCATAGAAATGGAATGCCGGTAATAACGGTGAATGGATCTTACAAGTATTGTATGGACCACGGTATAAGACCATCCGCTTTTGTTATGTTGGACAGCAGGGAATTTAACAATAGATTTGTTGATCCTCCGCACAAAGAGTGTAAATACTTTATAGCGTCCCAGTGTCATCCATCTGTTCTTGATAAATTAGATGGATATGATGCCTATCTTTGGCATACAGCAGGACAGGACGAGTATAAAGATATTTTAGATGAAGCGTATGGGGAAATGCATAAAGACTATTTTCCTATACTAGGAGGTTCCACGGTAACATTAAGGGCTATTCACTTAATTAGATTACTTGGGTTTCCAAAGTTTGAGGTTTTTGGTTTTGACAGTTGCATCATGGAAGAGCATCACGCTTATTCTCAACCAGAGAATAATGATGAAAAGGAGATTGAGATTCATGTTGCTGGAAAACAATTTTTGTGTACGGTAGCGCATTATCATCAAGCGAAGGAATTCGTTCAAATGGTCAGCGCCACCGGGGACCATTACGATATGATAATACACGGTGAGGGTTTGATATCCCACATTGTACGAAGCCCGGAAGCATTAAAGGAGGCAGCATAAATGGCGGCTACTGCATGGAGTTTTTACAATAGTTTTAAAGATAAATTAGGGAATGCGCTATTTGATCTAAACGCTACTACCTACGATTATAGTATGGCATTGTTTACTAATAGTGCTAGCACCAATGCTAACAATGTAGCGTTATCTACTTATGCGTCTATCGGAAACGAAGTGGCGGGTAGTTATGGCTATGCTACTGGCGGAGTGTCTGTATCAGGAAGGACGTGGACTTCGGTAGCAACCAATAAGTTTAGATGGGATGCTACAGCCGTAGTTTGGACCGCAACAGGCGGTGATATAGCTGATATCAAATACGCTATTATCTACAAGTCTGGCGGAGCTTTGGTTTGCTTTTCCAAACTATCGACATCTCATTTTACTTTGACTGCTGACAACACGTTGACTATAACTCCAAATGCCAATGGCATCTTTGAGTTGAGTTAGGAGAGACTAAATGGGAATCGAATCAGCCACATATATTTCACAACTTAGCTCTACTAATCCGCTAGGCACAGACCCTGTTTCAGAGGGTGATCAACATTTGCGTTTAATCAAGTCTGTTTTGCAGTCTCAGTTTACTAACCTTGGCGCGGTCGCGGTTACTGTAGATGCAGCTACATTAAATACTAACCCTAATGCAGCCGCTGTAGCCATGGCGATTGCCCTCGGAGGATAACCTATGGCTAATGACTTTCAAATACAAGCAGCACAGTTAACAACTTCGTTTGCCTCTTTTGTTCCGGGTATAGATACAGCAACGACGAATCAAACTGTACACGCTATTTATTTTTCAAATATAACTACCTCTTCGGTGGATGTTTATTTGAGACTTTACGACAACGACACTCCCACGGCTATAACAGGTGGTTATATTTTGTTCAAAGTTCCCGTGCCAGCTAGTAGCACTCTAGTAATAGAAAAGCCTATAAATTTAGTTTGTAGCGCTACTGCTTCTGAAACAAGAACATTGTGGGCAAAAGCTTCGGTTGGAACAGCAATTGATGCAGTGGCGAGCGTTTTGGTAATGACAGCATAGGTGATTAAACAATGGCATATTTAGGACAAGTAGATAGAAAAGCTAGTAACGTCCAAGTCTTCAATGTCGATTCTTCCACCTCTGCTACGCATAACATAGGATGGACGCCTCCAAGCGAACAGACCATAATCGTTACTATTAATGGTGTGAAGCAACACACAAATGCATATAGCTTTAGTGGTGCTGTTCTAACTCTAAGTTCTGCTTTGGTTACAACAGACGAACTAGAAGTTATAGGTATTAATGACATTGGTAATTCATTAACTCCGGTAGATGGATCAGTTACTACTTCTAAGTTAGGAGATGATGCAGTAACCCTAGCTAAGATGGCTGGACTTGCAAGAGGGAAAATCATTGTGGGTGATTCTTCTGGTGATCCATCTGCTTTGACGGTTGGTTCAGCTAATCAGGTATTGAAGAGTGATGGAACTGATGCTGCATGGGGCGCAGATGTTGGTGGATCATTAGTTTACCTTGCAAGTTCTCGATCAACTGTGGATGCTGCGACTGTAGATTTTCAAGGGTTCAAAAGTACAGATTATTTATTTTATCTTATTACTGGATTTATGACACCAGTTACAGCCAATGTTCAGTTAAGTATGCGGCTCATGGATGGAGCGTCGGAAATAACCACAAGTAATTATCTTTACATTCGGGGCGGAGTTGACAGCGATGGAACTGGTGTTTATGACAACAGTACTACTAATGATAATTGGTCGTTAGCTGCCAATGTTGGCACTCAAGGCCCTGCGATGTTTTCATTACAACTTCATTTTCAGGATGCAACTGATGATGGTTGGGATGGTGCTTTACTTGTTGGAAATCTAGGACATATATTATCAGCCACTGGTGATCCTGTAGAACGCACAGTCTATGGGAACTATGGTGTTGATAATGCCGATCTTGATGGTATTCGATTTTATCATAATAGTGGGGATATTGATTACCACAAAATTGTTGTCTACGGAATGAAGGGTAGCTAATATGGCAAGATATAAAATGGTAAATGGTGAGCGCATTCAGTTTACTCCAGAAGAAGAAGCCGCCAGAGATGCAGATGAGTCTCAAGCTGCCATAGAGCAAGCCGCTATAGACGCTGATCACACTTGGAAGCGTAAAGCAGAATACCCATCAATAGATGAACTGGTAGTCGCTCTTTGGGAAGGTGTGGTTGAAGAAAGAATGGCTGCAGTGACGCAACTAGAAGGTGCGCGTCAGGCAGTTAAAGCTAAGTATCCTAAGTGAGC